CGCTCAGCCATGGTTATGTTTTTGTGCTTGCCGGTCGCTTGCGCCTTCATCTATCCTTTGATGAGGCCTATGGCACTGCTTATGATTTTCTTGTTAGCATGGGGTTTGTCCCCTCTGAAACCCATGCTGAACCCAGTACAGGAAGATCAAGCAGCGGCCAAACTCAAAGCACTTGATGATGTAGATGAGTTGGAGGACGAGAATGATGAGTTGGATGAGGATATCGAAGATGTCCAGCGCATTGCACGTGATGATCCTGACACGGTGGTAATGGTAGACATCCCTCGTCGTAGGCGCCTTCCATACATGGCGCGAGTGGCTCGGGAGGTGAAGGTGGTGTTCGGAACGCCTAAGTTCACCGAGGCGAACCGATTGTGCGTACGACGCAAGGCTATTGAGATCATGCAAGAGCATCGTGTTCGTACGTCACATAGGGCGGCCATGATTGATGAGATCGTGGCGTTAGTGTTCGTACCATCCCTTGGGGAGGTGCGAGCAAATGAGTTGTTGGCGTCGATGGCGGCCCATCGCCGGAGACGTGACGCGACAATAGATTGGCATAATAGTTCTGGCCAGTCTATGGTCGCGAGGTTTGCTAGTTTATAGGGGTGCCTAGAGATGGTTGAAGGACTTTCCACCAAGCCCACGTGTGGAAGTGATGACCTGGCCTACAAGGAGTCTTTGGGAACCCGCAAACCTCGTATACGCTGGCTCTATGGCTTAGGGGGATGGGGACCCCTTCGCTCGTGGCGTGTACATAATGCCGATATCAAAACGCTGGCGCGTGGTCTTCTCGAAAGAGTTATCCTTCAGAACAATGGAGGAACTTGGACGAAGCCAATAAGACCCGTGCGGGGACATTTGTTTCGAGAGTTGATGCCCTTTTGGATGCAAGTTCGTGGACGCTTTACTTCCCTTACCCCTATCGCTTTGGATGATTTTCCAAGCTTGTATACGGGTCAAAAGAAAGCCAATTACGAACGTGCCCGCGAGAGTCTTAATGTTCGGGCTCTTAATCGCGACGACTCTAGAATCAAGGTCTTTGTTAAAGCTGAGAAGTTAGATCTCACTTCAAAGCCGGATCCAGCCCCTCGTGTCATACAGCCGCGTGACATTAGGTTTAATTTGGTATTTGGGACATTTATTCGACCCCTTGAACACGTTGCTTATGGAGTGTTCAATCAGTTGTTTGGGGGTAGGTCCATTGCAAAGGGGACCACCGTTGAAGATGTAGGGCAAATGATGCATGACAAGTGGTCTATTTTCCAACATCCGTGTTTTATAGGGTTGGATGCCTCTCGTTTTAGTCAGTGTGTGTCTAAGGAGGCTCGCTTATTTGTACACATGATTTATAAGCGTGCTTACCCCGCTGACAAAACTTTGAGATGGTGTTGCTCACAAACCCTTGCTAATCGTGG